AACTCAGACACATCGAACACCCCGAAGATACTATCCTTACTGGAGACTTATCAGCAATTAATTGGTTTACTCTACAGGGTAAAGTATCACTCAAAATAGATGGTTGCCCTGCTATTGTATGGGGAACTAATCCCGAAAATGGAAAGTTTTTTGTTGGTACGAAATCAGTATTCAACAAAGTTAAAAAGATGATATGTCACTCTCATGAAGAGATTGATATATTATACAAAGATAAGAAAGATTTAGCAGATAAGTTACATAAATGTTTTGATAATTTAGATAGAACAGAGAATATCTATCAGGGAGATTTGATAGGTATTGGTGGCGATGACTACTACCAACCTAACACGATTGGTTATCTATTTCCATACAAGATAGAACATAATATTATCATCGCACCGCACACAGAGTATGTCGCTACAGGAGATTCTCTTGTAGATACTCACGCAATACCACTTGACCATATACTTGAGAATGACTTGGACAAAGTATTGTATGTTCAATGTAATGCTATTGCAAAGTTTCAATCATTTGTATATGATAGATGTCAGTTTGCAAAACAGATGGCAACTATGGTTCAGTTTGTTGATGACAAAAAAGCACAACAAATTAAAAAAACTATCAATCATTGTATCCGTACTGGAATACCAATTACAGATGATGTAGTCAACGCTATATCACACTCACATAATATTGACCCTAACTTGATGAGACTTTGGAAGTTAGTTAAGTCAATTAAGATGGATGCACTTAAAAGATGTGAACACGATGGATGGTGGACAACATTTGATGACGATGGCGAAATAGATGGCGAGGGTTATGTAATGTGGAACAGGTGGGGTATATACAAATTAGTAAACAGAAATCAATTTAGCAGATTAAACTTTCTTACAGGAGGAGCTTGGGTCAGTTAAAAAACTGTCACACTTGATATAGTATTCCATATCAAATGGACTATAATAAGTACATAACAGAGAAACCCTTATGAACTCAGGAACTTCAAGCACAGAACTGAATGATATGTTCACAGACTTCGTGAACTACGTTGACAGTTTCTATGGTCAGAATGACCCACTCTATCCTATGATGTCTCAAGAGACTAAACAACCTCTTACTAAGTACGACATTCTTAGAGCAACAGAGAACTACCTATCAATGTGTAGTGATAAGACTAATAAGTCTTGCACTTGGGGGGATGGAGACTCACTTGACAGAGAGAGAGTCAGAGACATTTTACTCTATGATTACAACTACAAGTTTGTAGGAGAGTAAGATGAAAGTAAAAGAACTAATCGAAGCATTGTCATACTACAATGGCGATGATGACATCACATTCTACTTCTTAAAGAATGACACACTTACCAATTGTCAGGTAGAGGACATAAGCTTTTATACTGAAAGTATGGGTGTAGAGTTCACTATTCAAGACACAAGTGAAATAATGGAGGAAGTCGATGTCTAAACTAAGAAGTGAATTTCCACAGACACCACTTAATCTGACTCTCAGAGAAGAGCAGATAAGCACCATACTCTATTGCCTAGAGGGTTACTCACAGGGTAACGATGATACAGAGTTGGTGGAAGAGTTAGACGAAATCTTTGAAGTCTTGGAGACTACTGTTGACAAGTTTTACAAGAAGATTGAAAAGGCAAGAGCAAAAAGACCAGAGGAGGAATGGTAATGGCAAAACACACACTTGAATTAGATGACTTGGAACTAACAGCACTCATCACACACCTTGAAGGTCAAAGTGAAATGATGGTTGAGAGTAGATTGAATTGTAGCAATCCAAGTGAACTACCAGACAGAGAAGAAGTGTTACTTAATCTTGTATATTCAAAGGCATTTACAATAGGTTGGGATGCAGACAAAGACCCTAACAATGATTTTGACTTAATTAAAAATCAGGATAGGATATATCAAAATAAATTATATCCACAAGTTTACGGACAAACAAAATGACAACATTGACATCATACATTGATTGGTCAGCAAAAATACTGAATGACCATTTAAAAACTAAACCAAGTTGGTTGGCAACTTGCAGTAAAGTCAACAAACACACTAGGGCGGGTAAAGATGGTAAATTTATCATTTGCCCAGAATGTCATCAGGGTGCATTTGTGTTTCACTTTAGTTGGTCGGCACTCAGTTGTCAACATTGTGACACTATGATAGAAAAAAATCAATGGAAGGTAACAGGATGAACCAATTAGACAACTATGAACTATCCACAATTCACTACACTATAAGTTACTACATTGACAATGCTAACTTAGATGAAGATGAGAATGAGTGGTTAAATCTACTCAAAGAAAAGGTAGATAGTATTATGGTATCTCAAGCAAAGTATGATATGGAGTGTGGCTAGGACAGTTAAATTACTGTCACATCACATTGTAATATGGTAAAATCTTTGCTATAATAATAGTAATTACGAAATAATTATGACCCCCGAAGAAAAGTATCGTGACCTCTACGAACAAATGTATGACCTATGTGAGGAACAGGGATGGGGTGATCCATTCTCTTATGCAAGGTCAAGAGAAATTTATATGGCGGGATTACTTGGTCATAAAGTTGCAGATGATTATTCTGGGGAAGATGCAATAGATGAATTTGGTGGTTGTGAATACAAGTCAACCATAGGTAAGAATGTCAATGGTACATACAATGGTATTAGTGTACAGGATACTTGGGAAGATCAAGCGAGGTACATTATAGAGGAAAAAATTGGTAAGTATGAAAATCATTACTATGCAAGATTTGATGGTGGTAGAGTTGCAGAGGTATGGAAGTTAGACGCTAACAATGTATTAAAGATATTGTTACCTAAGATTAAGAAACAGTTTGATGAAGGAACATCACATAAGAAAGACCCTAGAATTGGTGTAAGTATCAGTACAAAACAAATTAAACAATATGGTACAAGAATTAGATAGTGGTAAGTTGATGTACTCAGGTGGTAGCAATGATGAGTGCTATACACCTTTATACGGAGTCACACCAATACTGAAGTACATTCCAAAGGATGTGATAGTCTGGTGTCCTTTTGATACATCTGAGAGTTATTTTGTAAAAGAAATATCAAAGACTAATGAGGTAGTAGCATCACACATCTGGACAGGTCAGGACTTCTTTGACTATGAACCTGATGAGTGGGATGTGATCGTATCAAATCCACCATTCACAAACAAGAGAAAGTATTTTGAGAGAGCATTGTCATTTGATAAACCATTCGCTTTGATTATGACAAACACTTGGTTGAATGACTCAGCACCAAAACAACTATTCAAGGATAAGGATTTACAACTACTGATGTTTGATAAAAGAATGAAGTTTGTAAGTCCTGATGGTAGAGACAATGATAAAATCACATTCAGCAGCAGTTACTACTGTTACAACTTCCTACCAAAACAAATTGTGATGGAAGAATTAGATATACCACCTAAGAAAGTGTCACAACGCTCCCCTAGTATGGCAGTTTTGCCATTATAATGAATATATTAAAAGGAAATCTATGCAACTAAGACCCCACCAAAAGCAAGCAATACAGGCAATGATTGACAATGACAAAGGTCAAGTCATCGTACCCACAGGTGGTGGTAAGACTATCTGTATGATAGAGGATGCTAAGAGAGAGTTCTCAAAGTTCCCTCAACATACTATAGTGGTTGTTGCTCCTCGTATTCTATTGGCAAACCAGTTGTCAGCAGAGTTTCTTGAGTTCATCACTAATGTCAAAGTGATGCACGTTCACAGTGGAGAGACTCATCACTTCAGCAGTACAAAAACAGAAGTGATTGAAAACTGGTATCACAACAGTATCAGAAATCAGTTGATCTTTACAACATATCATTCACTACACAGAATTGCTGAGAGTAATATTGTTGTTGATACTATCTATTTTGATGAAGCACACAACTCAGTTCAGAAAAACTTTTTCCCTGCTGTTGAGCATATATCAACCAGTATCTTTACCAGAGCATACTTCTTTACTGCTACACCAAAGCACAGTTTGACACCAAGCAAGGCAGGTATGAACTGGACAAGAGTGTATGGCAATGTGATTTGCAATGTACCTGCACCTAAGTTGGTCAAGCAGGGATATATACTACCACCTAAGGTCGAAGTTTACAAGACCAGAATACTTGACAAGGATGAGTTGGTTGCTGACAGAGATTGTGAGCAGATGGTAGATGCCATTGACAATCTTGACAAAGACAAAGTATTGATATGTGCCAAGTCAACCAGACAGATCGTTGCACTTGTATCACAGACAGATTTTGTGAAGCAACTATCAGTTCGTGGTTACTCTTGGTTGATGATTACATCTAAGACAGGTGCTATGATTGACGGAGAGAAGGTGGACAGAGAGACATTCTTTGATACACTTAATGAGTGGGGTAGAATCGACAAGAAGTTTGTTGTAATACATCACAGCATACTCTCAGAGGGTATCAATGTCAATGGACTTGAAGCAGTATTGTTTATGAGGTCTATGGACTACATCGGTATCTCACAAACTATTGGTAGAGTCATTCGTAAGGGCAATGCTGACAAAGTATTCGGACTTGTTTGTATCCCTGTTTATTCTAAGGTTGGTATCTCAACCGCAAGAAAGGTCGAGGCAGTTGTTGATACTATATTCAACAAAGGCGAAGCAGCTACTTCAATTATTACAAAAT